TTAGATGTACAAAGTTTTTATCTTTTAAAAAATGCAACGTCAGGTTCTCAAACTGTAACGTTTAAATATGCAACTGGTACAGGAACTTCAGCTGCAGTTGCAACTGGTAAAACTATTCTTGCATATGCAAAAGCAGATGATGGTACAAATCCAAATATAACTGCTGTTGAATTTGGGGGAGACGTTGTAGATGATACATCTCCACAATTAGGTGGTAATTTAGATACTAATTCTTTCATGATTGACTTCGATGATGCTCACGGTATCAGAGACGAAAACGCGAATGAACAACTGATGTTTGAAACAACTGGTTCTGCAGTAAATCACATAGATATAACAAACGCTGCAACTGGAGCTGGACCACAAATAGGTGCAGTAGGAGGTGATACAAATATTAGTTTAAAACTAAGACCAAAAGCAACTGGTAATATTGAAGTAATGGGTGCAACAAATCCAGGTTCAATTCAGCTTAACTGTGAAAACAACAGCCACGGGATTAAGCTTACTTCACCCCCACATAGTAGTTCGCAATCTTATGAAATTAAGTTTCCAACGTCAAATATTACAGCAGGAACCTTCTTAAAAGTAGACAGTATCACGGGTTCTGGCACAACAGCGGTTGGTCAATTAACGTTTGATTCATCACCAGCAACAACAGGAAAAGCTATTGCAATGGCAATCGTTTTCGGATAAAAGGAGTAAATTATGGCAAACCCAAATATAGTATCAGTAACAAGTATTAAAGGTGAATCGGTAGGATATAACTTAACAGCTACTACAACTACAACTTTAATGACTGTGTCTTCTGATAAATTAATAAAAATAAACAGAATTACAGTTGCAAACGTTGATGGAACTAATGCAGCTGACGTAACTGTTTCAGTTACAAAATCAAACTTTACTTCAGATGGTGTTACAAACTTTGACACTTCTGGAACTTTTCACATAGCAAAAACAGTATCAGTACCAGCTGACGCAACGTTAGTATTACTTGATACACCAATCTATCTAATGGAAGCAGATGTTCTAAAAGGTGGGGCAAGTGCTGCATCTGATTTAGATTTATTTGTGTCTTATGAAGTTATAGACGACGCGTAGGAGGTTTAAATTATGGCTGGCAATGGCGGAGTAATTGGACCAACAAATAAAGCTTCATCAACAACTCTTTCTGAAAAAAAATCTGCTATCACATCAACAGGAACTTTTACTGTGCAATGTGCACCTGTCGGTGGAGTTAGAACAGGAACTGTTTTAGTTGTTGCAGGTGGAGGATCTGGCGCACCACAAGGCGGCGGTGGTGGCGGCGGTGGCGGTTTTAGATTAATAGCTTGTCAAACATTTCCAACTAGTGGAGTCCCTGTTACAATTGGAGCAGGTGGTGCTGGTGTGGGTGGACCTGCCCATACCCCAGGTGAAAATCCAGGTAATAAAGGCACTGATTCAGTTTTTGGAAACCCAGCAAACCCAATTACATCAAACGGTGGTGGTGCTGGTACATTTAGAAGTACTTCTGTATCAAATGGTAACGGTGGATCTGGCGGTGGATCTGACTCTCACCCAGGTTCTCCATCTGGTGGAACTGGAAATAGTCCTCCAACAAGTCCATCACAAGGTAATCCAGGTGGTAAATCAAATTCAAATGGTGAAACACCTTATGGAGGTTTTACGATTGGTGGTGGTGGAGGAGGAGCTGGTGGTTCTGGTGGCGATGCTAATCGTACTTCACCCTCAAAGGGAACAGGAGGAGCTGGAGGAAATGGAAGTCCAGTTACTTCAACTTTTGGATGTGCACCTCAACCTTTTTATGGACCAACAAATGGAGTATATGCAGGTGGTGGTGGTGGCGGAGCAGGACCTAGCCCTGGAGTTAACGGAGCTGGAGGACCAGGTGGAGGAACAGCAGGTGTTGATACTGGTAACTCATCAAATGCAGGAGCTAATACTGGAGGAGGATCTGGAGGCACAGTTTATTATACTGGAGATGTAGGGTCTGGTAATGGTGGATCAGGTGTTGTTTTAGTAAAAGAAGATGCAATTAGTGTTAAATCGGCCCCTGGAATATGGGACATGAACACGGTTTATGAAGAAGTAAAAGCAGGCAACTGGACTAACACTTAATTGACTATGATAATATTTTTTTGTATATAGTATTAAAGGAGTAAAAAATGGCACATTTTGCAGAATTAGAATCAAAAACAGATCCAACTGGATTTACATCAGATACACATTTAATCGTAAAAAGAGTTGTCGTTGTAGGAAATGATATTTCTACGGCAGCAGGACCACTAGGAGATAATGACATGCACGTTGATGGAGAAACGTGGTGTATTGATTTTTTTAAAGGTGGCACTTGGAAACAAACTTCTTATAATCACAATTTTAGAAAACAATATGCAGGAATCGGAATGGTTTATGATTCTGCAAAAGATAAATTTTTAAATACACAACCTTATGCATCATGGTCATTAAATGGTGATGATGATTGGCAAGCACCAATTACATATCCTTCAATTGAAGGAGAAGGCGATGTGAGATATTACATAAAATGGAACGAATTAAAATATAACGCTGACAACACTAAAGGTTGGGAAGCGACTAAATCTAACGACGAAGCGGAAACACCAACAATCTACGATTGGAACGGCACAGCTTGGGTGTCCGCATAGGAGGACACTATGCCTAGAAATAAATCTGGCTCAGCAAATGGTGGTGTAATAGGGGTTTCTAATAAAATTTCTTTTGGTAAAGAAAAAGTTACATCCAAAACATCTTCAGGTGCAATCACAACACTACCAAGCACAAGGCTTATTGACTACATGGTAGTTGGTGGAGGAGGTTCTGGTGGAACCGGACCTAATGGTTATAACGCAGGATCTGGTGGTGGTGCTGGAGGATACAGAGCCGGAATATGTGGACCAGCAGCATTACAAGCAACAACTTTAGCAGTTTGTGGAAATACACCTTATCCAGCAACTATTGGAGCTGGTGGAGCAACTGCAGGATCAAGTAATAATGATGGTAATGATGGATCGAATTCAGTTTTAGTAGTAGGATGTACAACAATAACTTCTACTGGTGGTGGCGGTGGAGCTAGTGCTGGAACATCTTGTGGCACAGGTAGAGCCGGAGGTTCTGGTGGTGGAGCAGCAGGTGGAGTGCCAGGTGGCGGAACTGCAGGAGCAGGAAACACTCCCCCAGTTAGTCCCCCTCAAGGTAATCCAGGAGGAGTAGGAGCAGGAACAGCACCAGGTGGTGGTGGCGGTGGAGCAACAGCTGCAGGAACAGCTGGAGCACCTAGTCCAACCACTGGAGGTGGAAACGGAGGTGCAGGTGCACCAAATAGTATTTCAGGGTCTGCAACAACTTACGCTGGTGGTGGTGGCGGAACAGGTGGTTGCAACACTAATCATGGATCAGGAGGTGCAGGTGGTGGTGGCGCTGGAAATGGAGACGCAGGATGTGCTAACACTGGTGGTGGCGGTGGTGGTGGTTATGGACCAGGAACACCTTCTCCCGCTATATCTAGTGGAGCTGGTGGTTCAGGAATAGTTATCGTAAAAGAATTAAACAAAGCAAGTGGTGTGTGGTCAATGCAAAGTCAATTTCAAGCAAAAAAATGTGGAGTATGGCCAGATGGATCAACGGTCATTAGTTATGATTTAGATTATTTAGTAGTAGCTGGTGGTGGAGCTGGTAGTTATTATAGCGCTGGTGGAGGAGCTGGTGGCTATAGAGCTACTGGTTATGGACCTTCTCCTTTACGAGGATCAGCTTTATCTTTTAGTAGTGTTGAGCAAGGATCAGCTTATGCAATAACTGTTGGAGCAGGTGGTGCTCAAACTCCAAACATAGGAAATCCTGGTTCAAATTCAGTTTTTAATGTCTGTGGAATTAATTGTAGTGCAGCTATAACTTCTACAGGTGGAGGTCATGGTGGTACTATTTATGCAGGTGCAGGTGGTAATCCACCTGCCGATCTTGCAGGAACAGGTGGATCTGGAGGTGGAGGAGCAAGAGGACCTTCATACGCTCCAGGTGGAGCAGGTAACACTCCTCCGGTAAGTCCTCCACAAGGAAATCCAGGAGGTACAGGAGCAAGTCCACAAGGAGCACACAATGGTGGTGGAGGAGGTGGAGCCACTGCAACGGGTGGTAATTCTCCAGGAGCAACTCCAGCTGATGATGGACCAGGAGGACCTGGTGGAGATGGAGCACCTAATACAATTAATGCATGTGGAACACCTTTTTCTGTAACTGCATTTGCAGGTGGTGGAGGTGGTGGATCATCAGTTAACGCAGCACCTAAAAAAGCACCAGGTGGGTCTGGAGGTGGAGGAGCTGGAGGAACAGGATACAATCAATCAGCTTCTGTAGCAGGGACAGCTAACACCGGTGGTGGTGGAGGTGGTGGATCAGCTTATGGAGGAATTGGTGCTCTTGGAAACGCAGGGGGTTCTGGAGTTGTTATTGTTAGAGGACCAAGTGGAGTTACATTTTCAGTATCTCCATGTACAAATTTAACAGCTACGCATCCAGGTGGTGACAAGATTGCTACTTTTACAGTCTCAGGCACATTGACAGTCTCATAATAAATGTTATATTAAGTTCATAAAGACATATGAACCTTACAAACTATTATTGGTATTTTCAATCAGCTATCCCACATAGAATATGTGATGATATAGTTAGGTACGGAAAATCTATACAAGATCAAATGGCTGTCACTGGTGGTTTTGGTGGTAATAAAAAATTAAATAAAAATCAAGTTAAAGATTTAAAAAAGAAAAGAGATTCTAATATTGTTTGGATGGATGATAGATGGGTTTATAAAGAAATACAACCTTATGTTCATGCAGCTAATCAAAATGCAGGTTGGAATTTTGATTGGGAATGGTCTGAGTCTTGTCAGTTTACAAAATATACTAAAGGTCAATTTTATGATTGGCATTGTGATAGTTGGGATAAACCATATATTAGAGAAAATGTAAACGATCCCTCCCATGGGAAAATAAGAAAATTATCTGTAACAGTTACTTTGTCTGATCCTAAAGAATACAAAGGTGGTGAATTAGAATTTGATTTTAGAAACATAGATCCTGATAAACCTAGAAAACCTGTTAAATGTAAAGAGATATTACCAAAAGGTTCTTTAGTAGTATTTCCAAGTTTTGTTTGGCACAGAGTGTGTCCTGTTAAAAGTGGATCTAGACACAGTTTAGTAATATGGAATTTAGGGTGGCCATTTAAATGAGTTATCCAAAACAATTAAAATTAGAAGAATATTTTAAGTGTCCCATATGGTGGGCAGATGAACCTAAATACGTTAATAAATTAAATAAAGCATCAGATAATTACATTAAGAAATCTAAAAAAAATTTAAAAAAAAACATAGATGATCGTAATAAAAAATTTGGAAATAGAGGAGACATGGGTCAAGTATTTCACTCAACTACTTTAATAGGTGATCCTAAATTTAAAGAACTTCAAGATTACGTAGGTGCAACTTCACATAACTTATTGGAAGAAATGGGGTTTGATTTAACAAACTATCAAGTGTTTATAACAGAATTATGGGTGCAAGAATTTGCTAAATCTGGTGGTGGACACCATACTTTACACACACATTGGAATGGTCACATATCAGGTTTTTATTTTTTAAAAGCATCAGAGGCAACATCAATGCCAGTATTTGATGATCCAAGACCTGGCAACGTAATGAATCTTTTACCTGAAAAAGATAAATCAAAAATATCAAATGCTAGTTCTCAAGTTTATTATAAAGTTAAACCAGGAAGAGTAATGTTTTTTCCATCTTATATGCCACATCAATATATAGTTGATTTAGGATATGAACCGTTTAGATTTATACATTGGAACTGTCAAGCAATGCCAAAATCTGTTTTACAATACAAAGGAGAAAATAATGTCATTCAAAAAAAATAAATACAGTGTTTTAAAAAAAGCTATAAGTAAAGAATTAGCTAGTTTTGTTTATGCCTATTTTTTAAACAAAAGAAAGGTAGCGAAAGTTTTATTTGATCAAAAATATATATCTCCTTATACTGAATATTGGGGAGTATGGAATGACCAACAAGTTCCTAATACTTATTCTCATTATGGAGATATGGTAATGGAAACTTTATTAGAAGAAGTAAAACCAGTTATGGAAAAACATACAGGTTTAAAATTATCTGAAACATACTCTTATGCTAGAATATATAAAAAGGGTGATGTATTAGCTAGACACAAAGATAGATTTAGTTGTGAAATATCTACTACATTAAATTTAGGTGGGGATTCTTGGCCTATATATGTTGATCCTACAGGTAAAACAGGGCAAGCTGGTATTAAGGTAGAATTAGATCCTGGAGATATGTTAATATATTCGGGGTGTGATTTAGAACATTGGAGAGAAGAATTTGATGGAAAAGACTGTGGACAAGTTTTTTTACATTATAATAAAAAAGGTTCTAAAATGGCTAAAGAAAATGAGTTTGATAAGAGACCTTTTATAGGTCTACCGACTTGGTTTAAAGGCTTTAAATTACCAAAATAATATAGTAGAATAATAATCTGGCGGGAGATATGCCACCACACCATCTCCTGCCTGATTATTATAGGATTATTATGCTACAAAAAATAGGGTTTCAACCTGGTATCAATAAACAAATATCTGCAACCACAGCCGAAGGCCAGTGGATAGACTGTGATAATGTTAGATTTAGATATGGCACACCTGAAAAGATAGGTGGTTGGAAACAGTTAGGTGAGAGTAATTTAACTGGTGCAGGCCGTGGACTTCATCATTAT